GTTGCAGTTGTAACTAACAACGAAGCATCCACAAGATACTCATCACCATGTACTCTTGGTGTAGTCATACCTTTGTGGTCAGCCAAAAGGGTTACAGTATGTGCCATACTTAAACACCTCAAGCACTTTGTAGGTTAGTTATTTTACCTTGACCCTTAAAGAAGGAACAACATGTTTCTCCAATAGTACGGTACAAAGCCTTGTTTCCAAGAGTACCAACACCGAATGGGTTTCCGTTATCTATACCATCTTCAAAGTATTCTGTTGGCTTCATCATAGCCATCCAAAGATGGTCTGTGTCTAAGAACAACATATCACTTAGTTTGTTAGCAGAATAATTACCTGTTTGTGGCATATCTTTACATGGGATTAATGGTATGCCATAGTATGTAGCAACTCTAAATCCAACTTCTGAACCTTTTACACCTTTTACACCATTGTGAGTTGGAACTATTTCTGTAGAATCCATAAACCTCTCTTGGCTTTGTAGTAAATCACCAATATGTTGTATTGTATCATATCCAGTTAGTATAACTTTTGGATTTCCACCTGCAACTCTTAGTCTTCTAATCATAGAATTAATTAAAGTTAGAGTTAGTGGTCTACCATCACTTGAAGTATATCCATCACCAAAATCAACTTCAGCATCTAAGTAAGATGCAGTAGAAGTATATGCACTTCCATTTGATTGTGGAGTAACTGTTCTTGTTTGTCCATATAGTTGAGTCAAGTTAGTACTTACTGCTGCTTCTGTACCACTACCACTATCATTTGCACCAGTTAGTACAAAGTCAGCAGTTGCCATAGCCGCTATTTCAGCAGCAGAAGAAACTATCTTCATTAGAGAAGTATAATTTCTCATAATTAAATCATCATTTCCACCTGCACTTACTGCGTTATATTGTTGTAGAGGCATTAATAGCATCTTGTTCTGTACTTCAGCATGATGTTTTGCCATATCCTCACGGATTAAAGCACGAATATCGCCTACACCATCATCAATCTTAGCCATTTCTATAGCCAATTCTGAGAAAGAAAACATGTGAGCCACTGTTTTTGGGCTTACAAATAACTTTGCATACTTTGGTGCTATTGGGAAAAGACCAGTACTATCAAGAGCATGGTTTTCACCTACACCACCAATTTGGTCTGCTCTTACTGTTGCACCAATATCATTACTTGCAGATATTGCACCAGTACCGGATAAACCAGTAGTAGCATCCATTTGTCCGAATTGACTTCCTGAACCACCAGTAGGTCTATCAGTTAAAATTCTCCAACCACTAGATGTATATGGCCTCTTTGCTATCATAGAGAAAGCATTAACTTCTCTGTTAAGCATAGACCAAACTTTCTGTCCGTACAAAACTCCATATAAACTAGGTGCAATTCCTGCGGCAGTTCCACTTGCTGCTGCTAAACCATCATGTCCGGCTTGGCTTGCACCACCACCGAATCCACCTACAAAACCGGATGCTTTCAATAGTGCATTACCACTACCACCTGAAACTCCGTATGTTGCTGCTTCCAAATCTGCCATTGTTCTTACATATCCACTCATATTTATTCACCTCTTCCTGCAAAGTTATGGATATCTCCCCATGACATATTTGCTACATCATCTAATGATGTAGGAAAACCTTCCGGCAATGTCATAGCAATTTCCTGTGCTTTGCGAATTTCATTATTTCCTTCTGATAGAGATTTGCGTAGGTCTGCAAATTCGGCTTTCAAAAGTTCTACTTCAGATTGTGCATCATAAGATGCTCTATCTACTGCACTTTCTTTAGCCGCTACTTCTGTAGCAAATCTTGTAGCAAATTCTTTTTGTAGATTATCATATGCCAACTTTTCTAGTTGTTCAGCCTTAAATGCTTCATATGCTTTCTCAATGTTTTCAGCAGATAAATTTAATGTAGAAAAGTCATCTCCTTCAAAACCCTTAACTAAAGTTCCGGCTTCTTCACCTTCATTATTAGTTTCATCTAAGGCTTTATCCATGTCTTCATCTTTTTCTGCCATTTTATCAGCATCCATGCTACCCATTTTTTCTTCCTCTTCTCCTTTATCCATAGCCATAGTAGAAACTTCTTCTTCTGCCATGTCCATCTTAGGAGCGTCTTCTTCTTCATTTTCCTTGAGGATAGTTGCATTAACTTGTTTTATCAAGTCATTTAACTCCCCAAGTGATTGTTCCAAATTATCACTCATTTTTTGTTCACCTCCAACATCTTGTTTTAAAATGTCGAATTTCGCTTCGGGATTAATCCCCTTTTCACATATAGTTACTTCATGTAACTCTAATTTGTCAATCTCATTGTATTGACCTAACTCAGTATTATTTCTACTTCTTTTAGAAATAGCCTGTCCACCTATACTAAAAGAACGTAGTGTTCCCTTTCTAATACCTCTAGATATTTCTTTTGCTTTTTCAATATCTTCTCTTAATTTAATTACAACATAAAAACCAACATCATCTACACCAGTTTTATGTATAACTCCATTTTTATCTCTATAAGATTCTATTACTTCTCCTACTTGGACATTAGAATGATTAGACATTACATTTCTATATCTTTTACCATCCATAAATTTAGCAACTGCATCATTTAATGCTTCCAAAGTAATCAAATCATTTTGTTTGTCTATTACTTCTATAGAAGCATAACCACCAATCATTAAATCGTCTGATTTAAGAATATCAAAAAAGCCATTAGAACTTTTTAATAGTCTTCCTTCGGACATCATATTTTAACATTGAGATTATTTTACTATATTAACCATTTGTTAATCTAACATTTCCAAACCACTATATTTGTCTTCTTTAATATCCCATAAATCTTTATTATTATCACTTAATTCTAACATTTTTTGTTTTTTACCAGTCCATACTAACCATGCTTTCTTTTCTTTTACTGGAATAACTCTAAAATGTATTCTAGTTTCAAATTTATCACCAATTATTTTATATTCATGATATCCATTTTTTTGTAATCCTAAAACTAATTCTCCTTTATCTAATAATTTATATTCATCGGTTTGGTCTGATACAACTGCGGGAAACTTACTAGATTTACCAAACAAATTATAAATATCTTCGTCATTATCTATATTTATAGTCCATGCTCTAATTTCACCATTAATATTCATAATAAAATCTAAATTTTCATCCTTTCTTCTATATATTTCAAAAGTATCATTATCTTTGTTAATTAAATCTTCTTCTACACTAATTAATTTAGCATCAAAGTTTTCTCCTTTTTTTATAGGTTCTTCTAATTCATCAATTACTAGTTTTTTATGCTCTACATTAAAACCATCTTGAGAAAGTAACCATTGATAAAAAGTATTTTTATCGGAATCAAATATTCTTTCAAAATCTGCTTTATTTTCTCTAACCATAAATTCTAATACATCAGTTAAAGCCATAGGTCTGTTATTTCTTTCTTTGATATAATAAATAATTTTATTTCTTACATTACTTTTATTTTTCTTTAACTGATTTAACATATCTTCTTTCCATAAATCAATATCTACTAAAGCATTTTTTTGCATTAATATATCTCCTTCAAAACCATAAATAGTAAATCCATCTAAATCTGTTTTTAGAATAATAGTAGCCTCTCCATGAATAGAATCAGTTATAGTATAAGATTTTTTAAGTCCACCAACTACTTCTTTTACTGCACCAATTGTATAATTTGCTAATGCTTTTTTTGTCTTTTTAGAAAGTTGTTCTAAAGTCTGTAATTTGTCAGGACTATCTACTTCAGGAATTTCATGTAATTTGGCAGAATATAAACTGTATCCATTTTTACTTCTTTTTACTTCATCTACTTTAACTCTAATTATTGAACCTATATCTACAGATTTTTTAGTATTAAGAGCCTTACCAACTGGTAAATATTCTTTATTGTCAATTTCTACTGTTTTATATTCATTTGCTTCTTCTTCTGAAAGTGGTCCAATACCCATCGTATAAGAATGTAAATTACTTTTGGTTTTCTTTTTATCTAATACTATGACATCTAAATCTACAAATTTTTTCCATTTAATCCATTTAGGATTTTTTCTAGTTCCTTTATAATAAGTAGATTCTGAATCTTTGATTACCACTCCTTCAGATGTTGGCATATCCATAATTTTTAATGAGTATTCGCCAACTTCAGCAATAGAGTCTGCCATTCTAGTATCTTTTTTGGAAGGAAAAACTAATTCATC